AACGTTGGTTTGGGAGAAGGTGCTCCAGCTATTGGCGTTCCGTTCTTCTGGCCGTCCGCTGCAATGCCAAATACTGTAATCGACAGCTGGTCCTGTATGGTGTTTTTGAAGTTCAACGGCGCGAAATTCTCTGCCACTGATTATCCTGTGCTGGCGAAAGTGTTTCCTTCGCTGGTATTACCTGAAGCCCGCGGTGATTTCATTCGTATCTGGGATGACGGGCGAGGTGCAGACGGTGGTCGCGAATTATTAAGCTGGCAGGCAGCTACAAACTTTTCTCAGTTTGCCGGGAATATAGGCGAAGGTGCGGGACACGCAATTAACTTTCATGATGGCATCGCCGGAAATCAGCCAGGATTTTCACGATTTAATTTCACCAGTAACTCTGTGGGTGATGGTGTGAATTTTGTTGCAGTCAGACCGCGAAATATTGCATTTAACTTTCTGGTGAGGGCTAAATAATGAAACCTGTTTTTGATGAAAATGGGCTGGCTACAGTGCCGGGCGATATGCGTTGTTTTTATTATGATGCTGAAACATCTGAGTATACGGGCTGGTCTGATGAATATATTAATACTGGCGTAAGTATGCCCGCCTGTTCCACTGGTATTGACCCTGGCGAAAACATTCCGGGAAGAGTGGCAGTATTTACAGGTAAGGGATGGAGCCATGAAGAAGACCATCGCAATGAGACTGTTTACTCAATCGAAAATGGCGCAGCTGTTACAGTGGATTATATCGGTGCCATCAAAGACGGTTATGTCACGATTTCACCGTTAACGCCATACGATAAATGGGATGGTGAGAAATGGGTGACAGACACTGAGGCACAACACAGTGCCGCAGTAGACGCGGCAGAAGCACAGCGCCAATCACTGATTGATGCAGCAATGGCTTCCATTAGTCTGATTCAGCTGAAGTTACAGGCCGGACGGAAACTGACTCAGGCAGAAACAACCCGACTTAACGCCGTGCTGGATTACATTGACGCGGTGACGGCAACAGATACCAGCACCGCGCCGGATGTCATCTGGCCTGAACTGCCGGAGGCGTAGGCCATTCAATATCTGGCGCACCGGAAGTATCGACCAGCTCCAGTGCGTCCAGATAATCCAGCCACAAATTATATTGCGTCAGTTCGTCACCTTTCAGACGACCAATAGCCGCTTTACCGGGCCATTGCTTACTGTTCATGTATTCGTTGGCCTGGTTAATTAGTAGCTGTCTTTCTGATTCAGTAATTTCAATAAGCTCTTCATGCGTGGGTGGAGGAATATCTGCCCACGCAGGCAGCCCATCATCTCCGGCAATACGGATTTTTCCTTGTGGCGGTTCAGCCATAAACTCACTGATAATATTTTGATTTACTTCCTTAGCGTCTGATAAATCCCATCCCTCTGATTTATATTTATCAATCATATCCACAGGGAAAAAAGCATTATGCCTTGCGCTATAAACATATTCGTCCATATAAATCACCCTGAATAAAATTACTCACCAACAGCCCACCAACTGTAATTCATCGATACCGTGTCGCTGGTTGATGACGTTCTGTAAGCAGAATTAAAGCCGGTTAACGTTGGGCCTTCTGCAGTCATCACGAACCCTCGCCCAGCGCCTAAAGGCGCACCGCCATCACCAGAATGAGTAAGCATGGCGCAGTCCGCTTTTTTGGGGAAAGGGATGCTGAATGTAATTCTCATTGTTTGCGTCGATAATGTCGGCGTAACCGCACCACGACCATATTGCAGGATTTTCCCGTTGGGTAATTTCATCCATCCATTACCACTGGCAAAAGAGGCCATGTCCGGTATCTGATTTTCCCCTGTCCCCACATCCCGTTTTGCCGCTTCTCCCAAACCAAGGTTTTGAAGAGCCGTTTTCACCGTGCCGTCCGATTTGATATCGCCAAACGGATTCTTGCGGCTCAGGTATTCAACAGCAAACCCCGATCCCAGCAATTCAACAAAACCGGGCAGATCACCATTATCAAGCACATCCCGTTGCGTTTTATCACTTACAAACTGGGCCAGAGCTGCAGCAATAAAGCTGGCCTGCCGAATAACCTTATTGACTTGCGCACTGGATGCTTTCCCTGCTGTAAATCCGGATATAAGCGCAGGCAACGCTTCCCATTCCTCCTGCGACATAACATTGGCATTTCGATCAGTTGCAAACGCTTTAAAGTCATTTTTCGCCATCAGAGTAATACTCCCCATGCCCCTACATCAAAACCACTGATGAATTCGTTATCCATATCAAAACCAAAAAATTTAGAGCCTTCCGATGGAGTTTCCACCGAAGGTGTTTCAATGCCCCCCGCCCATACCCCGGCGGCTTTTACTGTTAGATACCCCTGTTTAATTGCCGCAATTAACTCACGCGATACATCTGAAATATCAGTATCAGGAAAGACCCAGACCGATATCGTCATGTCCTGGTTATCGATGTTGGCGATCCGACGCATCTGCTCACGGTCAAAGTTAACCATCTGTGCGGCGATGTTTTTCATAAATCCACCCCGTAAATCCAGTCAGTGTTTGTCAGGTCGAGTTTTGGTTTGCTGGCTGTCACGCCTGCCTGTTGCTTGTTACGGTTGATTTCGAGCTGGGTCCACTTATCGCGGAGTTTGGCCGGACTCAGCACGTTACCGGACCAGAAGTTGTCCTGGCAGGCCCAGCGGAAAAGCACACACATATCGCGGTGGTTACGTCCGTCACGTTCACGCATCAGGCGGATATCGTTAGCCCACCCAGCAAAATTCGGTTTTCTGGCTGATGGCGCGATGGTCTTCACCATGTCAAACATCCACTCTGCGGCGGTCAGGTCTTCTGCTGTTCCCCACTTGCTGCCGCTCTGAATTGCAGCATCCGGTTTAACCACAGAAAGATCGTTTTCTGGCTGGTCAGAGGATTCGCCAGAATTCTCGGACGAATAATCTTTTCTTTTTTCTTTTGTAATAGTGTCTTTTGTGTCCCCCTGTTTTGAGGGATAGCAATCCCCCAATTTGAGGGATAGCAATCCCCCAATTTGAGGGATGTTTTATCCCTCGTTTTAGGGGATTTTCCCTCGTTTTGAGGGATACACCATTCTGAGATGTTTTTATTTGGTCCAAACATGCCGCCTTGCTGCTTGATAATATTCATTCTGACGAGTTCTAACTTGGCTTCATTGCACCGTTTGACAGGTAACTTTGTAATCTCGCTAAGTTGAGAATCGGTGATTCTGTCCATTGGTTTATTCCACCCATAGGTTTTACGCAGAATGGCAAGCAGCACTTTAAACTGTCGCTTGGTCAGATCTGCGCCCGAATAAGCCTCAAGCAGCATATTTGATAGTCTGGCGTAACCATCATCGAGATCTGCCACATTACGCTCCTGTCCGGCAAAGTTACCTCTGCCGAAGTTGAGTATTTTTGCTGTATTTGTCATAATGACTCCTGTTGATAGATCCAGTAATGACCTCAGAACTCCATCTGGATTTGTTCAGAACGCTCGGTTGCCGCCGGGCGTTTTTTATTGGTGAGAATCGCAGCAACTTGTCGCGCCAATCGAGCCATGTCGTCGTCAACGACCCCCCATTCAAGAACAGCAAGCAGCATTGAGAACTTTGGAATCCAGTCTCTCTTCCACCTGCTGATCTGCGACTTATCAACTCCCACAGCTTCCGCTGTCTTCTCAGTTCCAAGCATTGCGATTTTGTTAAGCAACGCACTCTCGATTCGTAGAGCCTCGTTGCGTTTGTTTGCACGAACCATATGTAAGTATTTCCTTAGATAACAATTGATTGAATGTATGCAAATAAATGCATACACCATAGGTGTGGTTTAATTGGATGCCCTTTTTCAGGGCTGGAATGTGTAAGAGCGGGGTTATTTATGCTGTTGTTTTTTTGTTACTCGGGAAGGGCTTTACCTCTTCCGCATAAACGCTTCCATCAGCGTTTATAGTTAAAAAAATCTTTCGGCCTGCATGAATGGCCTTGTTGATCGCGCTTTGATATACGCCGAGATCTTTAGCTGTCTTGGTTTGCCCAAAGCGCATTGCATAATCTTTCAGGGTTATGCGTTGTTCCATACAACCTCCTTAGTACATGCAACCATTATCACCGCCAGAGGTAAAGTAGTCAACACACGCGGTGTTAGATATTTATCCCTTGCGGTGATAGATTTAACGTATGAGCGCAAAAAAGAAACCATTAACACAAGAGCAGCTTGAGGACGCACGTCGCCTTAAAGCTATTTATGAAAAAAAGAAAAATGAACTTGGCTTATCCCAGGAATCTGTCGCAGACAAGATGGGGATGGGGCAGTCAGGCGTTGGTGCTTTATTTAATGGCATCAATGCATTAAATGCTTATAACGCCGCATTGCTTGCAAAAATTCTCAACGTTAGCGTTGAAGAATTTAGCCCTTCAATCGCCAGAGAAATCTACGAGATGTATGAAGCGGTTAGTATGCAGCCGTCACTTAGAAGTGAGTATGAGTACCCTGTTTTTTCTCATGTTCAGGCCGGGATGTTCTCGCCTGAGCTTAGAACCTTTACCAAAGGCGATGCGGAGAAATGGGTAAGCACAACCAAAAAAGCCAGTGGCTCTGCATTCTGGCTTGAGGTTGAAGGTAATTCCATGACCGCACCAACAGGATCCAAGCCCAGCTTTCCTGACGGGATGTTAATTCTGGTTGACCCTGAGCAGGCTGTTGAGCCAGGCGATTTCTGTATAGCCAGACTTGGTGGTGATGAGTTTACCTTCAAGAAACTGATCAGGGATAGCGGTCAGGTGTTTCTACAGCCACTAAACCCACAATACCCAATGATCCCATGCAATGAGAGTTGTTCCGTTGTGGGGAAAGTTATCGCTAGTCAGTGGCCTGAAGAGACGTTTGGGTGATAGGAAGTAAGTTTTATGTTGACGGCACAGTCAACTTGGCATAGATTAATTAAACCAAGCCCAGCCCCGTTCGCAGACAATTGTTAATATCTGCATAACGGCTCTGGGCTATTTTTTTGGGACTCTTATGAAGAAAGCAGCAATTTTAATTGATGCGGGTTTTTTCATGCAGCGTGTTCATGCTACGCATCGTAAACACTTCGCCGAGCATGAACTGACTGCGCAATGCATAATGAAAGTAATATGGTCAATGGTTCTTTCCCATCTTAATGGAAAACGTCAATCACAAGAACGTAGGGAACCGCTTGAGCTTTATAGAATTTACTTCTATGACTGTCCACCACTCGACATTCAAACACGCCTTCCACTTCCTGAGCCTGGCAATAAGACGCCTGGTCGCAAGAATTTCAAACTCGAAAAATCATATATTCTGAGAACGGAGCTGCATGAAGAGTTAAGAAAAACTCGAAAAACACCAATTGTATTTATTTTAAAATTAATAGGTGCAACTCACTAAACAACGCAATTCTGATCTCTCGATCACCTCCCAAGCCACACAACCCTGCAAAAAATAAATCTATATAAAAAACATACAGATAACCATCTGCGGTGATAAATTATCTCTGGCGGTGTTGACACAAATACCACTAGCGGTGATACTAAGCACATCAGCAGGACGCACTAACCACCATGAAGGTGATGCTCTTAAAAATTAAGCCCTGAAGAAGGGCAGCATTCAAAGCAGAAGGCTTTGGTGTGTGTGATACGAAACGAAGCATTGGCCGGAAGTGCGAATCCGGATTAGCAGCCAATGTGCCATTGCGGGGTGTTTTCGTTCAGGACTACGACTCCCACACACAACCAAAGCTAACTAACAGGAGAATCCAGATGGATGCACAAACACGCCGCCGCGAACGTCGCGCAGAGAAACAGGCTCAATGGAAAGCAGATCGGATTCTGGCTTCAACATTTCGCAGGAATGCAACTAAGAGACATTACTGAATCAAAAATTTATTCAGCAATGCAGAAAATGACGAACCGGCGTCATGAGGAAAACTGGAAACTCAGGGCAGAAGCATGCAGAAAAAAAGGGAAACCTGTTCCAGAATACACGCCAAAACCAGCGTCCGTTGCAACGAAGGCTACGCATCTTTCATTTATAAAGGCCCTGCTAAGAGCCGCAGAGCGTGAATGGAAAATGCTCGATAAGGCACCAATTATTAAAGTGCCTCAACCAAAGAATAAACGGCTCCGCTGGCTGGAGCCCCATGAAGCACAAAGGCTGATTGATGAATGTCCGGAGCCATTAAAGTCTGTTGTTGAATTTGCACTGGCAACAGGCTTAAGACGCTCGAACATCATCAACCTTGAATGGCAACAAATAGATATGCAGCGCCGGGTGGCATGGATAAACCCGGAAGAGAGTAAATCAAACCGCGCAATTGGCGTTGCGCTGAATGATACTGCATGTCGCGTATTGAAAAAACAAATCGGTAATCATCACCGTTGGGTATTTGTGTACAAGGAAAGCTGTACCAAACCAGACGGAACGAAAGCGCCAACAGTAAGGAAGATGCGGTATGACGCAAACACAGCCTGGAAAGCGGCGCTGAGACGGGCTGGTATTGATGATTTCAGATTTCACGACTTGAGACACACCTGGGCAAGTTGGCTGGTTCAAGCCGGAGTCCCGTTGTCAGTGTTACAGGAAATGGGAGGCTGGGAGTCTATCGAAATGGTTCGTCGATATGCTCACCTTGCACCTAATCACCTTACCGAACACGCACGGCAAATAGACTCGATCCTGAACCCATCGGTCCCAAATTTGTCCCAGTCAAAAAATAAGGAAGGTACTAATGATGTGTAACTTATTGATTTAAATGGTGCCGATAATAGGAGTCGAACCTACGACCTTCGCATTACGAATGCGCTGCTCTACCAACTGAGCTATATCGGCCCTGAAAGGACATGTTCACGAACGTGAATCACGGTGGACAAGGTTAAAACTAACCGGGCGATGCGTCAATGGCCTTGTGAATCAAACGGCTACTTTTGCATCACCCGGTTTTATTTACGCACGAATGGTGTAATCACCAATGCCGATCCACTTGTAAGTGGTCAGTGCTTCCAGCCCCATTGGGCCACGCGCGTGGAGTTTTTGTGTGCTTACCGCCACTTCCGCACCCAGTCCAAACTGGCCGCCGTCGGTAAAACGCGTAGAGGCGTTAACGTAAACAGCGGACGAATCCACTTCGTTAACAAAACGCTGGGCGTTGCGCATATCGCGGGTCAGGATCGCATCGGAGTGTTGCGTGCCGTGTTCACGAATATGGGCGATGGCATCGTCAAGATCGCTGACGATTTTGACGTTCAAATCTAATGACAGAAACTCATCGTCATACTCTTCGGCTTTAACCGCCACCACCTTCGCAGGGCCTGTCTGCAACTGCGCCAGCGCAGATGCATCTGCGTGTAACGTCACGCCGCTTTCCGCCATTTGTTTGCTTAATGCGGGCAGGAAGCTATAGGCGATGTTTTTATTCACCAGCAACGTTTCTACCGTATTACATGTGCTCGGACGCTGAGTTTTCGCATTGACGATTACTTTCAGGGCTTCAGCAATCTCTGCACTTTCATCAACATAAATATGGCATACGCCTATACCACCTGTGATCACCGGGATCGTCGACTGCTCGCGGCACAGTTTATGCAAACCAGCCCCGCCGCGCGGGATCAGCATGTCGATGTATTTATCCATACGCAGCATTTCACTGACCAGCGCACGGTCAGGATTATCAATCGCCTGCACGGCACCCGCCGGTAAGCCACAGGATTTCAGGGCGTCCTGAATCACCACCACCGTTGCCGCGTTAGTGCGACAGGTTTCTTTGCCACCACGCAGGATCACCGCGTTACCGGTTTTCAGGCACAGCGAAGCGACATCAACCGTCACGTTCGGGCGCGCTTCATAAATCACGCCAATAACCCCCAGCGGTACGCGACGACGCTCAAGACGCAGGCCGCTGTCCAGTACGCCGCCATCGATTACCTGCCCCACTGGATCGGCGAGGTTGCACACCTGACGTACATCGTCGGCAATGCCTTTCAGCCGTGCGGGCGTCAGTGCCAGACGGTCAAGCATCGCTTCGCTAAGGCCATTGGCTCGCGCGTCAGCAACATCCTGGGCGTTAGCGTTGAGGATGATTTCGCTTTGTGCTTCCAGTTCATCGGCGATTTTTTCCAGCACGCGATTTTTTTCGCGGCTGGAGAGTTGCGCTAATTTATACGAGGCTTGCTTCGCGGCAATGCCCATTTGTTCCAGCAT